TAATTGTTTAGAACCATAAACATTTTATTTTTATTAATTACTAAATAATTTTTCTCTTTTTTATCTTCTTCTGATAGTTTATTGTACGCTCTTTTATTTATCGCTTCCATTCCAGCGAGGTCATTTCTCATGGGTAACCTTGTATATATATTAAATAAAATATATGATTGAAGTAATGATTTATCTTTCGGAGTTAAATCCTCCTTTTTCTTTATTTTTTTATTCTTTATTTCTTCTCCCATTTCATTAATCATTTTATTCACTTCTTCAATAGGTACGAAATTATTCTTTTGTTTATCACTAATAACTCCTGTCGCTTGTTCGTCTTCATATTTTTTATTTAATGTATCTCTTAACTCTACGTATTCGTCTATTAAAGGGTCCTCCTTTTTATTATCTGAAACCGCCATTAAATAAACTATAATAGCGTTATAATAATTCCTCTGAGTTGTAAAATGTAATTCAGAGATTTCTTCTTTAACATTATCAGACTTTTTCAAGAATTTAAAATTATCTGTATCCATGAGTTTACTTAACTTCATTAGGTTAGCAGTATACATTTTAATAGTACTCTCTTTCGCGTTAGGTCTGGATTTCTTTAAGATTTCCATTAGATTATCTTTATCACTCATTATATATTTTAGTATATAATAAGATTAAAATAAAAAAGTTAAAAAAAATAAAAAATTATGGTTAAATAAAAAGTTAAAAATTATTAAAAATTAGTTATCAAGAAGTTCTTTAATCTTCCTAAGTTTATCCAGTTCCATACTATCTTTTAGTTCAAGTTGACTTAATTTTTCCATATACTCCTCGTTAAAATTTTTCATTAAATTACTCATTCCTAAGTACATATCATTTAGTTCTGATTTAGTTTCAATACTCTTCATTAATCCACTTATTTCACGGGATTTATCCTCAGTAAGAAATTTAAAATAGCAGATTTTTTCATTATTGTTATCCATTCTCTATTATAATAAGTATAGAGATTTATTCTTTTAAGTGATTTCATATACTTAAAGAAACTGAATGTCCTGAAAGTCCTGAAATATAAAATTTATAAAAGTTTTATTTAATATGAATAATTAAATCTCTTCATATTTTTCATTTTTGAATTTATATTTATTTTAATATTTTTGAGGACTTTGAGGACATTATTTAAAATTGAGGACATTATAAAATATAATTATTTATGTAAACATGACGTCTACTTTTCCGTCTACGATAGTCATAACCTTCTCCTCTAAAATCCAGCACCGAGACACGAATGGAGCGAGAGCGCCTGTCATAGTATCTAATTTAGAATGAAGTTCAAGACCACGACTATCAACTCTTTCTCCGTCATTAAATCGGTAAGCAGTATAGAACTCCTGACCTGATAGTTCAGTCTGGTTAGCACCTCCTACTACGTGACCCTCATATTTCTTATCAGCGATAGACCACCCCTGACGAGCGTACATGGGACGAGCGATATGAGGTGGACCTCCTTCCGCGTCCAGAAGTCCGTGATAATGAAGGGCAGAGTTAGACCTATCTATTGGATATAAAAATATATCGTTTTTCTTAAAATTAGAGGTTAGTTTTCCATAAATTCCCTTAGCGCTACTCTCAGGGGCGATAGACCTGAAATCACCGAGAGCAGTCTTAATGGGACCTGAGGCGCTTACCTTATCAGAGGTCACACTTACAAGGGCGCGGACTACATTACGACCAGCACCACCTACATTCCTAATCTGATTACCCCACGCCGTAGCGTCAGCGAGAGTAGTTTTAGTGAGACGAGGTTCTAAGAAAGAATACGAGTAACCCAGTTCTCTCTTACGATACGCCTCCATTTCTTCTCCGTCCAGAAAAGTATAATCAGCGATAAGACGTGTCTCCGTTGTATTAATAGAGAACGCCTTAGTATCGTCTCCACCCGAAGCGATACATACACGCTTAGAGGCAGGGGCGAGAGTGATTTCAAGTTGTACGTCCTCCGAGATATTGAAAAGTGGTAGTTCTTGACCTTTTAGGCAGGGTACGAGGTCGTCTAATCGGATACTAAATACAGGTTCAGAGTTTAATTTCATAAAGTCCCAGTTATTCAACTGAGTATTAGTCGCGGTCGCAGTATTAACTACTAACTCTTTACCATTATCTAAGAAAATTCTATTACTTTCTACGGATTGTCCGTCTGAATAATTTACTCCCATACATAAGGCACGACCGCTGAGAAATTGTTCTCTTTCTTTAATAACCGACTGGTCCATAAATACACTATCGTAAGCGTGGTAGTGACCCCAGTCCTGAACTTCACAGATAGTTTTACCACCTACTTTAAAAGTTGTACGTTCAATAAGAGCGCCGATACCTACACCGAGGGGATAATAACTTTCAGTATCAGGTTTATTAATTGAGAAAGTAATACGTGAACCAGCGTTTAAAATACCCTTGTTCTGAAATTGAAATCTCATGAAACTCTCCGACTGGATAACAGGTTCAAGAATATCCGTATCAATACGAGAAGTAGGGTCAGTCATGACTGGACCCGCTTTTAAGAAATCAGGTTTAGTAAATTGAGACATTTTTATAACTTAAAGAATATAAAAATATTATTAAAAAAAGTTGAAAAAAAAAGTATAGATATTTATTAATTATAATAATTACCGAAATCCTCCTCTATCTCCGCGTTTAATCTTTCCTGTTTTTCTTCTCTTAATTCTTGTAAAACTTGAAAAGGACTAAATAATTTAGCGTCTTCCACCAGAGTAAGGTGGTCGTACGTAGGTAATTCGTCAATAAAATACTGGTCTATCTCATTAGTCAGATATATATAACACTCTTCACTATCTTCTTTCCATTCTTCTATCTGTTTATCTAAATCTTTTTTCATTTCTTCGGTTCTAATACTCAGAATGAGAGACATTAAATCCTGAGGTAAATGGTTCATGTTTATTTTAATATTATTGTATAACATTCTTTTAAATGATTTTATAATTAATTATAGATATTAATTATTATTAATTTAATTTTCGCGATTTTTAATTATTAAGTTTATTCCATTTCTTTTCAAGTCTGGATTTTAAATTTTTCAATACTTTATGATTATTTTCTTCTTCTTCTCTTTCTTCTCCTTCTGTACCTTCAACCCTGTCATAGTAATAATGTTCTGATTTATCTGAGATACACGCTTTAACCCAGTAAAGTTCTTCCGCTGTTAATTGAATAGTATATTTTTTTTCACTCATTATATCTTATATTTAATAATAGAGATTAATTCTTTATATCCATTACGAAAGAACCTGAACCTGACCGCCTTTATATAATAGAGTGTTCTTATGGTGTACGAAGACGAAAGCACTATTAGGATTATTATCGTCTAATCCGATATCCATGGATAGACCCCACGCCTGATTACTGAAATCAGCGCCGTCAGACCCTAATACGTCATAAGCGACACCTACACCATAGAGAGCGCCTCCGTCTATAACGTTATTATCATTCGTCACGTAATCCTTATTAGAAGTACATGGACTTACGAGAGTATGACTAATCTTCCTAAATGGTAGGACTGAATTCATAAAATTTCTTACAACCTGAGGGTCAACTTGTTTCTTATTACTATTAGTCTTAAAACTGGTATCAATATTATAATCAAGTGGATATCTCATTCCTCCCTTAGTAAATACAACCTGTTTCACGTCCGCGATAGACCCGTCCTTAGTTAGAGGATTAATCGTCTGTAAAGAGTTCTGATTAAGATTATTTAGGTAATTAGCGGGGATAAAATTTAACATGGTAGAAGACACGCGGTTAAGACCGAGAGAGAAGTTGAGATTAGCGTTCGTTGAGTTAATAGTCGTATAGTAACCTGTAATAGAATTATATTCAAGAGGCACAGGAGAAGACGGGACCTGACTACTGACTTCACATACCATTTTAAGGTCGGTTAGTTCATAAAACGCTCCGTCTAAACCACCCGCCGAAGCGTCCCCATTAACGTCAAATAGAACCATACTATCAGGAGCGAGGGTTATAGAAATACGTAATCCACCTACCCCATTCTCACGACTAAGCGGTATACCAGCAGTACCCATTAGGAGACCTGTTGGGATATGGATACAGAACTCATTAGAGTTCGCTCCGTCTCCCTCTTGTACGATAGAGTATTGTTGAGTATCTAATGAGGGCATGGTGAGACCAGTCTCACCCATTAAATTAATTAATGATTTCTCGTCATTACTAACTCCCATGTATGTAGAGTAAAATCTGTTAGCGTGTTTTAGTGTTTCTATCGTCGCCATACTGGTAGCGCTTGATATGGTGACTTGGTCTATAACTGAGAAAATACCTATACGACTATCCATAGCGAGACGGGTCCCAGTCGTCATGGTTCGGGCGCTGTCCTCGTAAGCGTGAAAACGTCCACATAATCTAATAGAGCGAGGTAATAGTGTCGCTTCTTGTTCTGAAATCTGAAAATCAATAACGGGACGTCCGTCTCTGTACGAATGACTGGCGTTAGAGTTCTGAGGTAAAATCTGTAAATATCGGTTACTCATTATTTTATACTATAATTTATATAAAATAATTCTTAAAAATATAACTAAAAAAACTTTATTTTTATCTTAAACAACCACCGAAATACTATCACCTCTAATTACAATCCTTCTTAAATGATAGACGAAATTATTCCAGAGGTGATTTTT